GCAGTCCGTACTCTTTTAGGATGTTTTCAACAGCAGGCCACCATGCAGGCGGTTCCTGCTGTGCTGGCTCATAGTCCAGCCTCAACTCACGGGCGTTCTCTGCCATCTTGTCGAGGGCTTCGTTGGCGTTGCCTCTCATGGCATCCAGCAGGGGTGTGCCGTACTGGTACTTTTCTTGTGGCTCTGCCAGTGCTTCTCGCAGGGCGGCTTTAGCCATGCTTAGTTTTTGCAAACCATGCCACTGGTGCTCTTGCCGTACAGCGCAAATCTCCATCGCCTCCAGCGCCAGCTTCATTGCTTCGTTACTCATAGCGGTGCGTCCTCGTAGTTGTCCGGGTTGAACCGGGGCGGCTTGTTGTTGGGTGGGTTGGGCAGTGGCTGTGTTGGGAACGGCCAGCGTTGTGGTTCGGCCATGCTCACGCTCCAAAGATTTTGCGCAGCTCGTCGTACACAGCCATCGCTTGGCGCACGTTCAGCTTGTCGACCACTGACTCGACAGACCACTCTTCTTTGCGTGGGTTGGTGACCTCACCTGTGCGCTTGCTTGTGATCTCGATGTACTTGCGGGGTGTGGGTGCAATGCTTGCAAGGCCTGCTGCCTTGACTGCGGGCTTCACTACCTTGACTGCCTTCTTGCGAACAACGGAGGACTTGATCGGCTCGTACTCGGACGTTGTAGCGAAGTAGATGTCGCCGCGCACGACCATCGCGCCACTCCTCACGAACTGACCAAGCAAAGACGTGACCGACGATCTCTTATAACCTTGATCTCCCAACTCATTGATGTACTCTTTGCGTGTCTTGCCGGGGTTCTTGTGCACGTAGTCGAACGTAGCGCGTGTGACGTTGTTGGTCGCTTTGAAGTATTGTTTAGGCACGGTGGTTTCCTTGGGTATTGTTACTTGTACTGGTTCAATCTTGTGGTGGGCTTCATCATCTGCGGCCCAGTCTGTTGCGGTCTTAGCGAGCGCTTGTTGCAGCGCGGTTTTGATGTCAGGCATTTGCTTTCTCCTTAGGTTTAATTGCCTTTGATGCAGAGCACTTGCTTGAGCGTGTGCACCACTTCAACGAGGTCGGTTTGGTTGGCCATCACTTGGTCGATATCCTTGTAGCTGGCAGGAATCTCGTCAATCACTCCTTCGTCCTTGCGGCACTCAACGCCTTCTGTTTGAGCGATGAGGTCAACAAGACTGAAACGTCGCTTGGCTTCAGCACGCGACATGACACGACCAGCGCCGTGTGAGCAGGAACAATATGATTGGAGATCACCCTTACCCCGCACAATGTAGCTTCGTTGTCCCATAGAGCCGGGGATGATGCCAAGATCGCCTGCACGTGCGCGGATGGCACCTTTACGAGTAACCCACATGTTGCGTCCGAAGTGGTGTTCTTTTTCGACATAGTTGTGGTGGCAGTTGATTGCTTCCTGTGTGATGGTAAAGGCGGGCAGCATCTCGCGCATGGCAGTGACCACTTGCAGCATCATGCGGCGGCGGTTCTCGAGCGCATAGTTCTGCGCCCATCCAACGGCGTGCATGTAGTCATCAAAGTCCTCGGTGTCTTCAGGGAAGTACGCTAGGTTGTCATCGGGCAGCGTGATAAAGAACTGCTCCATCTGACGCTTGGCCTTGGCGATGTAGTGTGTGCCGATCATGTTGCCGATACCGCGTGAGCCGGAGTGCAGCATGATCCACACATCTTGGCTCTCGTCGATGCACACCTCGATGAAGTGGTTGCCCGAACCCAATGAACCGATCTGTGACGCAGCCTTTTCATGGAACCTGTTGTGGTCGCCCTTGAAGATAGGATGAATGATGGTTTTCCAAATCATTCCATTCAGCTCACCAATGTCAGTGCTGTCGTCGTGTGCACCGCCAACACCCAGAGGTACACGGCGCTCAATCTCGTCACGCAAAGGCTTCAGGTTGTCGGGCAGATCGCTGGCCTTGAGGGATAGGCGCAGCGCGTTCATGCCGCAGCCGATGTCAACGCCCACAGCAGCGGGTATGACCGCCTTCTCGGTGGCAATGACGGTGCCCACAGTCGAGCCGATGCCAGCGTGTACGTCAGGCATACAGGCCACGCCGTTGCTTGCGATGAAAGGCAGGCGCGACAGGTTCTTGAGTTGGGTCAGTGCAGATTCTTCAACCTCGTCTGTCCAGATTTTGATCGGGCGTGCGCCCTGATCTTGTATGACTTGTTTCATTTTGCTTTCTCCTATTGTTTATTTGAATCGGCGCAGGAAGGGGACGAGTGCTTCCTCCGGCATCGGGGGTGGGGGCGGCGTAGCACGGCCCTCAGAGGGCGGCGTCCAGCCATACTTGCGCCATAGCGCTTGAACATCTGCGCCTGATGTCCACTTGAAATCGGGATGACCCACGGGTATCCACGGCACGGTGCGTTTTGTGTTTTCGTTCATTAGTTTTCTCCTTGGGGATGGGATTATTTGTACAGCGTTAGACAGAAGTCAATAACTTTTTTCATTATTTTCTAGCTGTCTAATTTGGTATTCAAGATTCTGTCTGCGCCGCCATGCTTGGTCGCTGTTTTGCAGGTCAGAGGGGCAGTTGCGCACAGCGTGGGCAGGTCTGGCGTATCGCTCACAGTCTTGAATAGCCTGCGCCAGTTCGGTTTGTAGGTCTTCGATGGTTTTCATAAGGTCATACTCTCCAGATAAAAAGGTCAAGCAGAACCACACAAAGCCCCGCCGTCATGACGATGGGTTCGATGTAGTCTATGAGTGGCCTACGCCACGTAGGGATGGGTTTGGATGGGCCTGTGTACTTCTTCATTTGATTTCTCCTTTTTCTCGGGCAATGGCAGTCTGTTTAGTCAGCACGCAGTCTACGCAGATGAACCGGCGCACACTGCCAAAGAACTTCAACGAGCCGCCTTTGATCTGTTTTTCTTTCTGGCACTTCCAGCAAAGCTGTGGCCGTCTGCTCATCCACCGGTCGTTGCCGGACTTAACCTCGTGTGCTCGAATGTTTTCCTGCACAGCGCTGAATGTGTGCGTATCTTTACTCATGTCACTCTCCTTTTAAGTGCGATATGCGATGTCGAATATCTCAGCCAGCACAGTGTCGGGGTCGAACACAGTGCTGTGTTGCAAGGCGATGGTCAGCGTCTCCTCGTCCAGCTTGTTGCGGTCAATGAAGTGCTCGGCCATCTCCGGGTCTTCGGGGTACACCGACTCGCACAGCAACTCGATCAGCCACTGCTTACTGCCAGCCATTGCGTCATACAGCGCATCGCGCAGTTCCTCACGCATCCACTCGTCATCACCGTCATCAGTCAGGTGATGGTAGGTATTCCCACCATCCCGGTCAACAGAACTGACACTGGTCGCTCCCCACCCATTGCGGTTCCACTCCCCCCAGCTTGCATAGTCAGCGGCGTAGTAGGAGCCCCACTTGCTCTCGCGCACAGTCGGGTCACGATCAGTGGGCAGTGCATCCCAGTCGATGCGAGCAACACGCTTGGCCAGCTCTTGGAAGTGGATGATGTCGATAGACTCCTTGTCGCTGTGCTCAGAGTAGTAGCCCACCGATATGTTGGTGCACTCGGGGATGATGTCGATGAACTCGGCAGTGTCGGTGTACACACCTGAGTTGTCGGGCAGATACATAAGCGTCATGTCCTCGTTGAGTGCGGCGCTCAGTGCATCACCAAACGCATCAGAGCAGCAACGCCCACGCCCTTGGTGTGTGATGACGCTGTCGATACCCCTGCGGTCAAACGCAATGGCGCGGTCGAACTTGGCAAGCCCGTCCTTCCAGTTGTCCGCCAGCCATGTCGCACCGATACCGCCGCACTCCTCACCTTGAGTGAACACGTAGTAAGCAGGGACACCGCTGTGCAACAAGTGCATAAGCATCGCAACACCCGCGCCATCATCGGCACCGAGAGCTGCCCCGTCAGCATGCCAGTGGGTCGCCGTCTTCCTGATCTTGTTGGGGCCTTCCTTGCGGTGCACAGTGTCGACGTGCGCAACGAACAACGTGCGGTTGGATGGGTTAAGGCGTGTGTCCACATGGAGATTGCCGATAGCGTCACGGCCGATCATTGCGTTGGGTAAGGTACGTGCGCTGGTCTCAAGCCAGTCGGTCAAGCGCTTGGTTCCCTCGCTGTTGTGCGGTCGCATCATGGACAGTGCACGGGCAAGAGTTTTGTACAGGATGGTGTTGGTGTTTGTGTTGAAAGTCATGGATGTTTCTCCTAAAAATTAAGCGGCGAGCGAGAAGCGCTCGTCAATGGTTACGTCAACTACTGCGATGATGGTAGGCTCGACCTCGACCGCTGTCTCAGCCTCGTCCTCGTCTTCTTCGCCGTTATCGTCGTCTACCTCTGGCGCATTGTCAGGGTGGTACAGGTCGCCATCAACTTCTACGCTGTCGGTGCCATCGGTGTACCAGTTGCCTGACTCAGTGCACTCCCAGCAGTTATCTTTCAACTCGTACTCATTGGTGTCCTCGGTGTAGCAGATGGCATCGTCATCGTGTAGGTAGTACTCGTCGGCAGACTCGATGTACACAGCGTTGTCTTGGTGTGCGTAGTCACCGTCGTGCAACTCAACGATGCCGTTGTCAGACAGGTAGTCCTCGTGGTAGTACTCGCCGTCAACCTCAATGACGTCAGCGCTGTTGATGTAGTACTGATTGCCACGGCGTGAGTAAGCGTAGGTGTAGTTGTCATCGCGGCATGAGTCACACACATGGTGCTCCTCGTGGACGCCAGTCCAGTACCCATCGCCATCGTTGAACCCAGCGCCGCAGTCCTCACAGGTGTACTCGTACTGATTGATCGTGCCGCCTGTGTTGCTGGCATCGTAGTCACCGTCCTCCGCTATCTCGAACCCGTCCCCTGCGTCATGCACCCGCTGAGTGCCGCCGTCAATGTAGGGCATGAGATACCCGCCACGCCGTGTCTCGTACTTCATGAGGCGGCTACCGTCACGCCATGCACGCCACTTGGTATACCCTTGGCCGTTGAGATGCGCCTCGATAGCCTCGTCAGCACCAGAGTGAGCACGCTCACTGCGCTCACGTTTGTACGAACGCACATAGCCCTTGCGATCAGCGTCATCGGGGTCAGTCCAGATGAGGCATCGGCCCAGCACCTCGTCACCCTCACAGCGCACAGCCATAGACCAGCCAAGCGAGGGGTCATACACAGCATACGGATGGCGCTCAACGCCACGCTCACACTCGATGTCGAAGCTGCTCGACATACAAGAGCGAGGCCCGTTGCTCACGACAGACACCATGCGCTTGAGATCAGTGGTGATCTCGATACTGCCACCGTATGTGTGCTCGGCCACGATGTCACGGATGATGTTGGATGGCACGTCAGGCCAGTGGCGTGTCATGTACTTGCCGATCGTTGTGACCACAGCTTTCTTGTCGCTGTCGCCGTCGTGCATGGCTGACTTCTCGTCACGGGTATAGGCCAAGCGGTTTGGGTCAGTGATGGACTTGTGTGGCCACTCAAGGATGACTCGTTGCCAGTCGGCTGGCTTGTACAACTCGAACATCTTACCGACTGCGGGGTGCATACGATGGCGGCGGTACTGTTGCTTGAACCACTCGCGGCCAGCGTAGCGCCGCACATAGTCGTACCCGCCGTCGAGGCGAAACACCCTGTCGTACACATCACCGTTCAAGATGCGGATCGTTGGCTCGACCCAGTCACGCCAGAACGTCTCTGCTTCACGGATACCGTTGAATTTATAGCTTGCCATTTTGCTTTCTCCTAGTTTCATTTGAAAGTACCGGGCTTGGTCGCCGCCCGGCAAGGCGTTGGTGGGACAGGGTGTCCCACGGATTCACTTCTTTACTACCGCCCAACCAAACCATCGGTGAAACTTCACCATGTCTGCGAACATCTGGTAGTACTCAGCGCTACCTTTGACGTAGCCGTGCTCGGCAAGGTCAGCGTCTATGCGCCGCACCAGCGGCATCTCTTGTTTCAGTAACTCAGGTGCTGTCATCGCTTGCCTCCTTGCTTGAATGTGAAGGTGCCAAGGTGCATCGTGCCCTCTACCTGTGGCATGAACCACTCGATGTCGTACTCCGTGTCGTGCGCTACGGGTACTCGGTATAGGTTGTAGGCTTGCTTCTCCTTGTCCATGATCTTGAGCACCCCTTGCAGGGTGCGCTTGTCGTTGGTCGTGACCCACATGGTTGCGCTTGCCGCAAAGAAGTGGTGGGGTGTTGTCTTGTCAGTCATTTGCTTTCTCCTTGTGTTGTTACAGGGTGCAGTACCAGCGGTGTGCGCTGATGCGTCTGGTCTTGAGGCGAATGCCTGCGGTGTTGCGCAGGTGGCTGTTGAACATCTTGACCAAGGACGATTCAACACCTCCGCTTGGTGTCTTGCGTAACTCATCGCTCTCGATGACAACAAAGCCTCGCGCTTTGAGTGTCTCGTGCAGTGCCTGCCAGTCGTGCACCACCTTGGTAGGCACAGGGGTAGGTGCGGCGGTGTACGCCGTGTCGGGTATGTCATCAAGCCTCATTTGCTTTCTCCTAGTTTCAGAAGCGCCGCCCGTTCAGGGTAGGCTCGGTCATGCGGGCGGCGAAGCATGACCGAGTTGGTTGGTGGGACAGGGTGTCCCACCGGGTTTTCGTTGGCTGTTATTTCAGTAGTCCGTGCCATGTGGCTGGCAGTGGGGTGTTGCGTTTGTGGTTGTGCAGTAGGTACTGGGCTTCCTGCATCTTGTCGAGCAGGGCGGTCAGCTTGTCCACATCTTCCGGGGTCTGCGCTACTTCAAGGGCACGCTCGGCCGATTCCTGTTCGCTTTGCAGTCGGGTGAACACGGCGGCTTTGCGTTTCTTGTATGCGCTTGGCGGCAACGAACGCTCGAACGGTGTCTTGTGCCTGCCTCTCGCTGGTGGGGGCAGTGCGTTGAACAGGTTGCGGATGCGGATGAGGTCGGAGTTCTTAACGTAGTCCGTCCAGTGTTCACCACCATTGCGGGGTAGTGAGAATCCATCGGCATGGAGTAGTGCAGGTAGCTTGAGTGGCGTTGCCACCCGAGCCTTGGCCTCTGCCTTGAGTTTCTCGATCACGGAACTGATGACGTCAGCGTAGGCACACAGTGCGTGCCACCTCGCCGTGCCTTCTCCGTCCTGCTTCTTGAGCTGAGTCTTTAACACCCGGATGATGGATGCCTCGTGCCTTGGCGCTTCAAGGAACTCGTCCCACAGGGATGTGCCACGGCCTTGCTTGATCTTAGTCTTGCGTTGTGCTTCTTTTAACTCCTGCACCCTTGCTACAACGCCCTCCACGATAGATGAAGGTAGCCGCACCTTGGTGCGCAGATGGTTACGCAATCGCCCCTCGCTCATGCTGAGCCACCACGTTTTGATGTCGTTTTCCATGTTTTAACTCCTAAAAAATTGAGGTCTCCAGATTATGTCACAAACCTTAAGGTCGATCTTGAACTGCGGGACGGTCGCAAACCCGCATGGTTGCTGGGATTGGGCTTGGACTGTCCTCGCTATCTATCTATTTTCAAAAGAAGGCTATGCCTAGCTTCTGTTTAACAGCTTTTAACTTTGCTGTGCTGGAGCAACGCTCTCTCACATTAAGGTCTTTCTACTACTATATATAAAATAAATATAGATAGATAGAGAGGACAGTTTGTGCTGAGTTGACGCAACCATGCGGGTTTGCGGCTGTCCGCCAGTTTGAAAGCGACATTAAGCAAACGGACACTGTTTTTTGAGTACTCCGCAGGTAGTACTTGGTGGGACACTGTGTCCCACGGGTCAGAACAGGGCTGGTTGACGCAGTTTGCCGACCTCGTAGTCGAGTTGCATGAGGTTGCTCACAGGGATGGTCTTGTTCTCGGTGATGTTGTTGATGGTGCCGATCCAGTAGCGATCGCCGCCCTTGGCCTTGCCGTTGGGGTAGTAGAGCTGGACGCACCAGAGAGAGCCAGAGGCATCACGGAACTGTTGGATGGTTTCGAGGACGGGGGTGTTGGTGTTACGCATGGAAGTTTCTCCGATAAAAGTTTCGCGTGGCTAGTGCGCTGGACAGGAACGGAAACACCGGGCAAGCCTCGCCCGGCAGGTTGGGAACAAAAAACTCGTGGGACACGGTGTCCCACCGATTACTTGGCGGCAACGGCACGCAAAGCGGCCACGGCTTCGGCCACGTTGTCGAACTGCGCGAGGTAGGCTTTCGCGGCGGCACGGGCTTCGGCGCTCAAACGCATTGACTTTGCAGGCTTGGCCTCACGCTCGGGGGTGAACCAGACCATCACGTTGCGGCTCCACGATTTCCGGGCGGCGTCATTGCGGGTCTCACGGGTTGATTCTTCGCCGTTGAAGAACACGGCTTGGCCCTTGCCGTCCCACGTGAAGGAACAGGCGTACTTCGCCGCATGGACGGCGGCAAGCTCACCGAGGAACGTGGGACACGCTGTCCCACCGAGAGACTGCGCCGCTTTGCGCATGGCTTCGCCGTATGAGACACCTGCTGCGAGGTATGCGGCGTAGGCGTTGACTGCGGCTGTCTGTGTGGTGTTGAGTTTTTTCATGGAAGTTTCTCCGTAGGGTTGATGTATCGGCTAGAGAACCATTCCCTAACCGACACCTCTATTGTGCGAAAGGGTCAAATTCACCGTGTATTGGGGAGCCGAAATCGGCAGGGCTGAACCCCACCCTACCCCCACCAAGCCTTATACGGCAAGCAGACCGTCGTCCACATGAACACTGTTCCACAGCCGCACACAGTATCTTTGTAGTACCTAAGTAATATTATAAAACTTTAACACCACGTTTGTCTAACGTCATACAGCGACCCACCCCCTTCCAAAAAAGCAGGGCCGTGCCAAAATTTTTTAAAAAATTTGTAAAAACTAGGGGCGTAAAAAAGCCCCGCCAGTTGCCCGGCGGGGCGAAGGAGGTCAGCAACCCCCAAGGAGAAAGCAATGGAACAACAAGTTGCACCAAAGCCCAAAGTGAGTATATACTCGCGCCATCGGGACTGCAACCCGCCAACCGTCAGGACAAATGCTGGACCATCTGATTAACTTCGACCCTGAAGTCGTGTCTGCTTCCGAGGCTCCGCCCCCGGCGGCCAAAGCTACGCCCGCGCAGGCAGTAAGCGCCAAGATCACGACGGCCGACTGGTTAAAAGAGATGGGCTCGCCCGACGCCGAGACGATCGTCTCCGAGTTGGAGAAGGCGCAGGCCCGGGAAACTTTCACGGCGCTTACAACCGGGGCCCCTCTAAAAGACCAACACGCTTTGGTCGCCTCGCTTGAGACGCCTGCGGCCGTCCGGCACCTGACCAGCATGCTCACAGCGTACGACTGGGAGTTTGTGCACCAAGCCAAAGAGTTGCGCGGCTACGCGGTGGCCAAAATCTTGGAAGAGTGCGAGAACCCCAACTCAAACATCCGCTTGAAGGCGCTGGGCCTTCTGGGCAAGGTCACAGAAATTGGCCTGTTCACCGAGAAGATCGAGGTCAAGCAGACCGCCATGTCCGACGCCGAGGTCGAGCAGCGGATCAAAGACAAGCTCAACAAATTCATGGGGGTCATCGACGTCATTGACGTAGCCTCCACCACAGACGACGCCGAAGACATCCCCGAGAACGGCTCCTCTTTCACGCTGACACCAGATGAACCTGTCCAAACTGACGTCAATCACCAAGCGTGAGTTGGAGGCGCTCGAACGCGCACTGCCAACGATGTCCGTCAAGGATAAGATGGAGCTGCTCGACGATTTGGAGCTGCGCGAGCACCGCACACGGCTGGCCGCTGCCCAAGACAACATGCTGGGGTTCGCGGCTTCCGTCTATCCGGGCTTCAAAATCGGGCCGCACCACCGGAAGCTGGCCAAAATCTTCACGGACGTGATTGAGGGGCGCAAAAAGCGCGTCATCATCAACATCGCGCCACGTATGGGTAAGTCTGAGTTCAGCTCTTATCTGTTCCCGGCGTACTTTCTGGGCAAATACCCCCAGAAGAAGATCATCATGGGCACGCACACGGCCGGTTTGTCAGAAGACTTCGGGCGGCGTATCCGAAACTTGATCGACACCGAGGAATACCGTGAGATTTTCCCCCAGACAGTGGTGGCAGAAGACCAAAAGGCTGCTGGTAAATGGTCTACAGGCGCTGGCGGTCAGTACTATGCTGCTGGTGTCGGCGGCGCTCTTGCTGGTCGTGGTGCTGATTTGTTCGTTATTGACGATCCCCACTCGGAACAGGACGTCAAGACCAACAGCCGACTAGCTTTTGACACGGCGTGGTCGTGGTTCCAGACGGGCCCGCTCCAGCGACTGATGCCGGGCGGTGCGATAATCGTCATCATGACGCGGTGGTCATTGCTGGACCTGACTGGGCGCTTGATTACGTATCAGGCCAAGAACCCAGAGGCCGAGCCGTGGGAAATCGTGGAGCTTCCGGCCATCTTGAACGAAGGCTCGGAGAACGAGAAGTCCCTCTGGCCCGAGCAATGGCCGCTGGCTACCCTGAAAACAACCAAAGCCGCGTTGGACCCCAAGTACTGGAACGCCCAGTACATGCAGCAGCCCACCTCGGAGAACTCGGCCATCGTGAGCAGGAAGATGTGGCGCATCTGGCCCGGGGATGAGCCCCCACGCTGCGACTACATCATCCAGAGCTGGGACACGGCGTTTGAAGTGAAGAACAACTCCGACTATTCCGCGTGCACAACGTGGGGCGTGTTCTACAACGAGGAAGAGAACGACACGCCGCAGGTGATCCTGCTCGATGCGTTCAAAGACCGCATGACGTTCCCGGACCTCAAGCAGACAGCGCTCAAGCACTGGAAAGAATGGGAGCCCGATGCGTTCATCGTGGAAAAGAAGGCGGCCGGGGCCCCACTGATCCAAGAGCTGCGGGCCACCGGGATTCCGGTCCAAGAGTTCAGCCCCAGCCGGGGCAACGACAAGCTGGTGCGTCTGAATGCTGTTGCGGATTTGTTCAGTTCGGGTAAAGTCTGGGCACCGGACACGCGCTGGGCTAGGGAAGTGATTGAGGAAATGGCTGCGTTCCCCGTTGGGGAGCACGACGACTTCGTGGACACGACCACCCAAGCGCTGCTGCGCTTCAGGCAAGGCGGCTTCATCTCGCTCGAATCTGACGAGAAAGACGACCGCACCTTCACCCGCCGCAGGGCGGCGTACTATTGACGAAAGCTGACATGCAAGTTAAAAACGAGTACAAGGTTCCTGTGGGGCAGTGGCGTAAATGGAAAGAGCCTGAGCGTAAGCTTTTCAACACGGTGTACAGCAGCATGTTCGACAATATGCAACTGTTCCTGCACCCAAAGCAGGCAGCCCCAAAACCAGAACACTGGAAAACAACCGCTTGGAACGTCGCGTGGATTGCAGCGGACGAACTCCGCATGCAACGCATAGAAACACAGGAATCCGCAAAATGAGCACGAACATTGACAAAGCACTCTTCCAGCAACCCATGGGCATTGACGCCCTTGGCCAAGAAGAGGAACCGATCGAGATTGAGATCATCGACCCAGAAGCTGTGCACATCGACATGGGGGATGTTGAGCTGGACATCAAGAAGGGCGAGCCCAGCATTGAGGACTTTGACGCCAACTTGGCCGAGTACCTGTCCGAGAGCGAAATCTCGTCCATGGTCAGCGAGCTGAGCAGCGACATCGACAACGACCAGAACTCACGCAAAGAGTGGGAAAAAGCCTATGTCACTGGCCTGAAGCTGCTGGGCCTGCAGATTGAGGAGCGCACAGAGCCTTGGGACGGCGCGTCCGGCGTGTTCCACCCGATGATTACCGAGGCTGTGGTACGGTTCCAGTCGGAAACTATCACGGAAACTTTCCCTGCACAGGGCCCAGTACGTACCAAAATCATGGGCAAAGAGACCCCTGAGAAGAAGGAAGCGGCTGTTCGGGTGCAGGACGACATGAATTTCCAGCTGACTGAGGTCATGCAGGAGTTCCGCCCAGAGCACGAGCGCATGCTGTGGAGCCTCCCGGCCACAGGTTCGGCGTTCAAGAAGGTGTACTTTGACCCGAGCATCGGCCGTCAGACGTCGATATTTATCCCGGCCGAAGACATGCTGCTGCCATACGGCACCTCGGACATCCAGAGCTGCTACCGCGTCACGCACGTCATGCGCAAGACCGAGAACGAGATTCTTGAGTTGCAGCAGGCAGGCTTTTACCGCGACGTGGACATCGGCTCTCCCGACAAAGCGATCGACGAGATCAACAAGGCCAAGGACAAAGAGACCGGCTTCGCTGATCTGAACGACGAGCGCTTCACCCTGCGCGAGAGCCACGTCAAGCTGGTGATCAAGGGCGATCCGCTGTGCCACGTCGACGACGATGGCGAGCCAACAAAGATTGCGTTGCCGTACGTGGTGACGTTCATCCGCGGTACCAACACCGTCTTGTCCATCCGCCGCAACTGGAACGAGGACGACGACCTGCATTTGAAGCGTCAGCACTTCGTGCACTACCAGTACATCCCCGGCTTCGGTGCCTACGGCTTTGGCCTGTTCCACCTGATCGGTGGCTTCGCCAACTCCGCAACGTCCCTCATGCGCCAGTTGATCGACGCAGGTACCCTGAGCAACCTGCCCGGAGGTTTGAAGTCCCGTGGTTTGCGGATCAAGGGCGATGACACCCCGATCGCCCCGGGCGAGTGGCGCGATGTGGACGTTGGCTCCGGTGCCATCCGCGACAATATCTTACCGCTGCCTTACAAAGACCCAAGCCAGACCCTGTACAGCTTGCTGAACACGATCGTGGAAGAAGGCCGCCGGTTTGCCGCCACGGCCGACATGAAGATCAGCGACATGGGTGCCAACGCACCTGTGGGCTCGACCCTTGCACTGCTTGAGCGTCAGTTGAAAGTCATGACGGCCGTTCAGGCCCGGGTGCACTTCACACTGAAGCAAGAACTCCAGTTGCTGGCCGCCATCATCCGCGACTACACAGACGACGAGTACACCTACGAGCCGGACGGCGAGGAAGGCCCACGGGCCAAGAAAGGCGACTACCGCCACGTTGACATCCTGCCGGTGAGCGACCCCAACGCTGCAACCCTCTCCCAGCGCGTGGTTCAGTACCAAGCGGTGATCCAGTTGGCCCAGTCGGCCCCGGACATTTACGACCTGCCCAAACTGCACCGCGGCATGTTAGAGGTGCTGGGCATCAAGAATGCGGACAAGCTAGTGCCGCTGGAAGAAGATCAAAAGCCTGTCGACCCCGTGTCTGAGAACCAGAACGCACTCAAGGGCAAGCCGCTCAAGGCGTTCCAGTATCAAGACCATCAAGCCCACATTCAGGTGCACATGTCGGCCATGCAGGACCCGATCATCATGCAGTTGGTCGGTCAAAACCCACGGGCCCCGCAGATTCAGGCGGCCATGATGGCCCACATTGCAGAGCACGTTGGCTTTGGCTATCGCCAGAAGATCGAGCAGCAGCTAGGTATGCCGCTGCCTCCAGAGGGCGAACAGCTGCCTCCGCAGATCGAGATTGCCTTGTCGGGCATGATGGCCCAAGCCGCGCAGCAGGTGCTCCAGCAGAACCAAGCACAGCAGGCTCAGAAACAAGCCCAGCAGCAACAGCAAGACCCTGTGGTGCAGATGCAGCAGCAAGAGCTGAAGATCAAGGAAGGCGAGCTGGCTCTGAAAGAGAAAAAACTGCAGATCGACGCATCGACAAAGGCCGACGAGCTGGAGCTGAAGAAGCAAGCGCTGGAAGGCAAGATGGAGTTGGACGGCTTCAAGGCTGGCCAGCAGGCTCAGCAAGCGGAGAAGAAGATGCAAGCTGACCAAGAGCGAGAAGGTGTCCGTATGGGCATCGACATCGCAAAGAGCAAGCAGCAAGAAGCTGCCCAAGCCCGTGCCATGGCACAGAAACCACGAGGTAATACCAACAAATGATTGCCGACTTCGCACGCGTATTGCGCGAGAAATTACGCACCGACATGAACAACTACGCCGACGACATGGCGGGTGGGGCATGTCGCTCCTTCGACGATTATCAAAAACTCTGCGGCCTAATTCAAGGTCTGGCGGTTGCAGAGCGTCACCTCCTCGACCTTGTAGAGAAAGTAGAGCAATCAGATGAGTGAAATCATTCTGCCTCCGGGCATCAGCCTGCCAAAGCACATCCAGCCAATCGAGTCCCCCGAGGCCGAGGCTGACGACGAAACCAAAGCATCGGCGCTTCCTACCCCCACCGGGTACAAGCTGCTGTGCGTCGTACCCGAGGTCGATGAAAAGATCGCCGGTACGAGCCTCGACCTTGTTCGAGATGCTGCGACCATGAAAGCAGAGGAACACGCCACCACGGTGTTGTTTGTGCTTCGGGTCGGACCAGACGCGTACAAAGACACCGCCAAGTTCCCATCGGGTGCATGGTGCAAGGAAGGTGATTTTGTGCTCGTGCGTACCTACACCGGTACTCGTTTCAAGATTTTCGGAAAAGAGTTCCGCATCCTGAACGACGATCAGGTGGAGTGTGTTGTGCAAGACCCACGCGGATTGACCCGTGCATAAGGAGCAGAAATGAGTGAGTTCAAATTCCCAGACGAAATAGACGACGAGAAAAACGTCGAGCTAGAAGTCTCAACCGACGATGATGTCGAGATTGAGATCGTCGATGACACCCCGGAAAAAGACCGCGGCCGCAAGCCGTTGGACCGGGAAGTTGCCGACCCCACCGATGACGAGATCGAGAGCTACTCTGATGGCGTGAAAAAGCGCATCAAAGAGCTGACGCATGCCCGTCACGACGAGCGCCGGGCCAAAGAGACCCTCATGCGCGAGAAGCAGGAGCTTGAACGCCTTGCCCAGCACATGGTGGCCGAGAACAACCGCCTCAAGCAATACGTCAACACGGGCACCGAACACTACGCGGCTTCCCAGCTGTCGTTGGCGGAGACCGAGGTTGAGAAGGCCAAGCGCCAACTCAAGGAAGCGACCGAAGCGTTTGACACCGATGGCGTCATTGCGGCACAAGATGCCCTGATGGATGCCAAGATGAAGGTACAGGCTGCAAAAAATTTCAAGCCAACCCCTTTACAGGTGGAAGAAACTGAGGTACAAACTCAACAAACGCAAGTACCGCGTCAAGAACTGGACGATAAAACTGTCCGCTGGCAGGCAAAAAACCAGTGGTTCGGTTCTCCGGGGTACGAGGAAGTCACCAGCTTTGCACTAGGGCTGCACCAAAAACTAGTCAATTCCGGGGTTGACCCCCGCTCTGACGATTACTTCGAGCGCATTGATGCTCGCATGAAGTCGACGTTCCCCGAAGTTTTCGGTAAGGACGAAGACAAGCCACGTTCCGGCGATGGCTCCAAACGACCTACCTCGGTTGTTGCCCCCGCGACTCGTTCAACGGGCGCACGAAAAGTACAACTGACACCTACGCAAGTTGCGTTGGCAAAGAAGTACGGTTTAACCCCGCAGCAATACGCTGCTGAAGTAGCAAAATTGGAGAAATCAAATGGCTGAAACAACAACCCGGACACCCCGTGAACTCGTGTCACGCGAAAAATCTACTCGGTACGTGTATGCGCCACCGAGTTCACTGCCAGACCCTACCCCTGAGCCCGGTATGGTGTATCGCTGGATTGCGACGCACGTACTTGGTGAAGCCCAAAACACGAACGTGTCTACCAAGATGCGTGAAGGTTGGGAACCGGTTAAAGCGGTGGACCATCCGGAACTGATGCTGGAAGGTAATGCGAAAACTGGCAACGTCGAGATCGGCGGCCTCATGCTCTGCAAGATGCCACGCGAACGCGCCCAAGCCCGTGACGAGTATTACGCCAAACAAGCTCAGGCCCAGATGGAATCTGTTGATAACAGTTTCATGCGAAACAATGACCCACGCATGCCGCTTTTCGCTGATCGCAAGTCGACGACAAGCCGTGGCGGTGGTTTTGGTTCTGGTTCAAAGTAACAAGGAGTCCTTAAATGGCATCTACTGCTTCTCCCTACGGCCTGCGTGCCGTAAACGAGATCGGCGGCCTTCCCTATGCCGGAAGCACCCGCACTTTCTTGATCGACCCAGCTGGTACAGCTGCCAACATTTACAACGGTTCGCCCGTGTACGTGAACGCTTCTGGCTATCTGGCCGTGGCTACTGCCACTGGCGCTGATGCGACTACAAACGGTTTCCCTGTTGGTACTGCCAACACCGGTATCGTTGGTGTGTTCACCGGCTGCTCGTACGTGAACGCCCAAGGTCAGCAAATCTGGTCTCAGTACTACCCCACAGGTGTGACTGGCGTGATCACTGCGACCGTGATCGACGATCCCGATGTCGTGTTCCAAGTCCAGTCCGCTGGCACTTGCGCACAGACCGTGCTGGGCTCGAACGTGTTCTTCAGCACTGGCGCTGTGGCAACTGGTAGCACAACTACTGGTAACTCCACTGCTTCCGTGGTTGCAGGCGCTTCGGCTGTGCAGACCACTGCGGCTTTCCGCGTGATCGGCTTTGCGAACAACATCACTTCGACTGTGGGCGACGCCTACACCGATCTGTTGGTGAAGATCAACCCCGGCTACCACAGCTATTCCAACGCCGTTGGCCTGTAAGGAGTAAACCACCATGGCAATTTCACGCGCACAACTGCTCAAAGAGCTGCTCCCCGGTCTGAACGCTTTGTTCGGTCTGGAATACGCACGTTACGGCGAGCAACACAAAGAACTGTACGAAACAGAGAAATCTGAGCGTTCGTTCGAGGAAGAAACCAAGCTGGCCGGTTTTGGCGCTGCTCCTGTCAAGAACGAAGGCTCCGCCATCGCTTACGACAACGCGCAGGAAGCCTTCACTGCTCGCTACACCCACGAAACCATCGCTCTGGGCTTCTCCATCACTGAAGAAGCTGTGGAAGACAACCTGTACGACAGTCTGTCTGCCCGCTACACCAAGGCTCTGGCCCGTGGTATGGCTTACACCAAGCAGGTCAAAGCTGCCTCGGTGTTGAACACTGGCTTTGCTGGCTCCGCTCTCGGCGGCGACGGCGTGTCTCTGTTCGGCAACAACAGCTCCGGCACTCGCGTTGGCCACCCTCTGGTCGGCGGCGGCGTTAACTACAACAGCCCCACCACCGGTGTTGACCTCAACGAAACTTCGTTGGAAAACGCCACCATCCAGATCGCTGCTTGGGTGGACGAACGCGGTCTGTTGATCGCTGCCAAGCCCGTCAAACTGGTGATCCCTCCAGCACTGATGTTCGTTGCCAAGCGTCTGCTTGACACCGAGTTGCGTGTTGGCACTGCTGACAACGACATCAACGCGTTGAAGCAGATGGGCACCGTGTCTGGTGGCTACACCGTCAACAACTTCTTGACCGACAGCAACGCTTGGTTCCTGACCACAGACGTGCCTAACGGCTTGAAGCACTTCGAGCGGACCGCTCTGGCCACTTCCATGGACGGCGACTTCGACACCGGCAACGTCCGTTACAAGGCCCGCGAGCGTTATTCGTTCGGCTGGTCTGATCCATTGGGTATCTGGGGCTCTTCGGGCTCCTGATGGGTTTTCCGTGTGGTCGCTTGGCTCATAGCCAAGAAGGACGGCGGTTTTGAAAAAGGGGCCTTGTGCCCCTTTTTCTTTTGGTGTATATTGCACCCACTCCCGGACTTTTCCGGTGTATCTGACGGCTCCGGGCCGACGACATGCAGACAGATGCACCTCAACTCGCATGTGAGGAATCATCATGGCTCAGACTACCTTCCAAGGCCCAGTTCGCTCGTTGGCTGGCTTCATCTCTCAAGGCCCCGCCACCGTTGTCAACTTGGCAAACGGCACCAACACCGTGACTCTGGACGTCGCCACGTACGCTGGCAAGACGATCCGCACGAACGATGCCACTTTGGTCATCACCTTGCCAACCATCAACGTCACACCAAACCCTGTGACTTCCGGCCCCGGCCAAGACCCCAACACCGTGAACAACGTGGGCACGACCTACACGTTTGTGGTTGAGACTGCTGCCACTGCTTTGGCCATCAAGACTGACGGCACTGACAAGTTTGTCGGCTCCGTGCTGATGGTTGACACGGACAGCTCTGGCGCACTGGCAGGTTTTGCCCCCGCTTCGTCTAACGACGTCATCAACTTGGACGGCTCCACCACTGGCGGTATCGCTGGTTCGACCATCACAGTCTCTGTGTTGGCGGCCAACAAGTACATGGTCACTGGCGTGTTGCTGGCCTCCGGCACTGTCGCTACCCCATTCGCTGACGCTTAATTGATCTCGGGGGCTTCGGCCCCTGTTTTAAAGGAGATTGGTTATGGCAAATATCGGCGTAGTGTCTTCAATCACCCGCATGGGTGGGTTTGAGCCTTTTGACTTGCAGGTTGCACGGAATCAGATTTTTGGGCACAGCACGGTCAACATCTACGGTTTTCAGGTGTCTGTGACGACGACCAACATCCCTATTTGGGAAGTGGCGGGCGCATACACATACCCTGCGTCCGCGACCACAATGCACTTGGTCAGCAGTGTAAACACCGGGCAAGACTTGTCTGGGACCACGATTTTGATTCAAGGTCTGGACTCTGGGTACAACATGATTTCGGAAACGCTGGCCTTGACAGGTACTACTGTCGCGGTGACAACGAAATCATTTTTGCGGATCAACGGCATGAGCGTGAGCGCGGGCGTCCCTACGGGCACGATTACGCTCAAAGACCTGACAAACACAACGACATATGCACAGATCAACCCCAGCATTGGGCGATCGCAAATGGCGATTTACACCGTTCCGGCAGGCTACACGTTCTTCCTGAGTCGTGTTGATGCGTACACGTCGGCAAACGGGGCTTCAGCGGATTGGATTCAGTACCGCAACGTGCAGACGTCGCCCTCTGGTGTGGTAACGCTCACGCAGCAAGCGCCGTTCACCAACACGTACCATGCGCAGCGAGTCATGCCGCGTCCGTTTGCAGAGAAAACGGACATTCAACTGCAGGCAAAGACAAGCGCGAACACCTACGCAGTCAGCATTGCCGGTGAGGGGTACTTGATCGCCAACAGCTACGACGCGGGGCATGTGTAATCATGGCTAAGACCGCAGCATGGCAACGCAAGGAAGGCAAGTCCGAAAAGGGCGGCCTGAACGCGAAGGGGCGTGCGTCTTACAACAAGGCCAACCCGGGCAAGCCCGGGTTGAAAGCACCCCAGCCAGAGGGCGGCAAACGCCGCGACTCTTTCTGCGCCCGCATGGAAGGCATGAAGAAAAAGCTGACCAGCACCAAGACGGCCAAAGACCCGGACAGCCGCATCAACAAAAGCCTGCGGGCTTGGAAGTGCTGATATGACACAGAACCATGACACCGTAAAGAACACGCTGGACATTCTTTCTGTGTTTGCAGCTATTGGGTCCTTTTTGCAAATGTTGACTCCCGTGTTTGGTTTGATTGGTGCCGTCTGGACCCTGATGCGTATTGCAGAGATGGTGGCTGGCAAGCCTTTTGCGGAGATCGTCCGCCGAAAGAAGCCCGATGCCGAGCACGAGTAAGAAACAACACAACTTCATGAACGCCGTGGCCCACAACCCCGCGTTTGCGAAGAAAGCAGGCGTCCCGCAATCCGTGGGCAAAGAGTTTTCCAACGCGGACAAGAGCCGCAAATTCAAAGAAGGTGGTGACACTATGGCTACAAAAATGAACGCTGGCTTTGCCGCAATGATGGACAAGAAAAAGGGCGGCGCTGACGCGTTGGCCAAGCACGCAGCCAAGCCTGCTTCCAAAGCCCACAAAGGCTTGAAGTCCGGCGGCATGACCAGCATGGGCTCAGTGAAGACTGCCGCTCCAAGCCGTGACGGTATTGCCTCCAAGGGCAAGACCAAAGGCACCATGGTCACAATGAAGCGCGGCGGCAAGTGCTGACATGATCGCAAGTCGAGGCATGGGAGCAATCGCCCCCTCCAAAATGCCAAAGGCCAAGACGATCACCCGCAAGGATGATCCGAACAAGGTCACTGTGTACAAACGCGGTGGGGCTGTGAAGCCCTGCGCCTGCGCACCGAAGAAGTAAACCATGGCAACATCAGGCGTCTCCAATTTCAACCTCGACCTCACTGAGATCGTCGAGGAAGCGTTTGAGCGCGTCGGCGGTGAGATGCGTACGGGCTACGACCTGCGCACAGCGCGTCGGTCGTTGAACTTGATGTTTGCTGACTGGGCCAACCGTGGCATCAACATGTGGACGTTCGAGCAAGGCTCGATCCCGTTGGTGGCAGGCACGGCCACATACAACCTGCCGGAAGACACTGTCGACCTGCTGGAGCATGTCATCCGCACGGGCTCAGGCAGCGCAGCGACACAGGCAGACCTGACCATCACCCGGATCAGCGTCTCAACCTACGCGACGATCCCCAACAAGTTGCAGCAAGCCCGGCCGATTCAGGTCTGGATTGAGCGCTTGAACACGCCCCGGATCACCGTCTGGCCAGTTCCTGACGACAGCCAGCCATACACGTTCGTGTACTGGCGCTTGCGTCGCATCCAGAACGCGGGCGAGGGTGTGAACACCATGGACATGCCGTTCCGGTTCATCCCCTGTATGGTCGCAGGCTTGTCCTACTACTTGGCGCTGAAAGTGCCCGGTGGCACAGAGCGCTTGGGCATACTCAAGCAGCAGTACGACGAGGCTTGGGACTTGGCCGCCAGCGAAGACCGGGAGAAGGCAGCGGTACGTTTTGTGCCCCGTCGCCAGTACATCGGAAGCGGCACCTAAATGGGAAACCGGTTTGCCAGCGCCAAGAACTCGATCGCCGTGTGCGACCGTTGTGGCTTTCAGTTCAAACTGACCGAGCTGCGCAAGGAAATCATCAAGACCAAACAGGTCAACATCCTTGTGTGCGACTCGTGCTGGGACCCAGATCAGCCGCAGTTGCAGCTTGGCATGTACCCGGTGGACGACCCGCAAGCGGTGCGCAACCCACGTCGGGACACAACGTATGTCACAGCAGGCGTAGGGCCGGATGGTTTCAATACCGGCGGCTCTCGGGACATCCAGTGGGGCTGGGCCCCGGTTGGTGGTTCTCGGTTTTTTGAAGACGCGCTGACCCCAAATAACTTGGTGTTGACTACTGCTGTCGGCCAAGTGACAATCGTAACAACATAAGGAGCCTGCCATGGCCACGTACAAGCAACCCAAATCCGCCAAACCTGCCGTGTTGAAAAAAGACAACGCCATGAAGCACATGCAAGACACCAACGTGTCCGTGGCAAGCAACCACAGCAATGAGTACCCCGGCACCAAGACTTCCGGCATCAAAATCCGTGGCACAGGCGCTGCTACTCGCGGCGTGATGGCTCGCGGCCCAATGGCCTGATACGAACATGACCTACACCGAGTTGCAAGCGGCAATCTGCGATTACACGCAGAACTTTGACCAAGATTTTGTTTCTAACATCCCGGTGTTTGTGAAGCAGGCGGAGCAGCGCATCTACAACACGGTGCAGTTCCCTTCGTTGCGCAAGAACGTCACAGGCGTGACCACGACGAACAACAAGTACTTGTCCGCCCCAAGCGATTTCTTGGCGGTGTACTCCTTGGCTGTGATCGACAGCACGGGCGCGTACGAGTTTTTGCTGAACAAGGACGTCAACTTCATCCGTCAGGCGTACCCCACGCCTACGAGCACCGGCATCCCCAAGTACTACGCCCTGTTCGGCCCATCCACTACCAACGACGCTTCTCCGATCATCACGAACGAGCTGTCGCTGATTCTGGGCCCAACCCCTTCCGCCGTGTACTCGGTTGAGTTGCATTATTACTACTATCCTGAGTCGATCGTCACTGCTGGCGAGACTTGGCTGGGTGATAACTTTGATTCCGTGCTGCTGTATGGGTCGCTGGTTGAGGCGAACACCTTCATGAAGGGTGAGGCCGACATGACCGCGCTGTACAACGGCAAGTACACCGAAGCGCTTGCACTGGCAAAACGTCTGGGCGATGGCATGGAGCGTCAGGACGCGTATCGTTCTGGCCAATACCGACAGGCGGTGACTTGATATGGCATTTGAGCAGACACTCACCACGAGCTTCAAGCAGGATATTCTGCTTGGGGTTCACGACCTTGAGACCGACACCATCAAGATGGCGTTGTATTTGGCAACCGCCAATCTGGGCGCGGACATTACCATCTACACCACGACTGGCGAGACTTCCGGTACCGGCTACACAGCAGGCGGAGAAGTGCTCACGGGCGTGACGGTTCTGACTTCTGGCACCACGGCTTATGTGGACTTTGCCAACCCCTCTTGGGACCCTGCGGCCTTTACTGCACGGGGTGCCCTCATTTACAATGCAAGCAAGAGCAACAAAGCGATTGCAGTATTGGACTTCGGGTCGGATAAAACCGCCACGACCATCTTCACGGTGCAGATGCCCGCTAACACAGCAACAAGTGCGCTGATCCGTATTTCCTAAAAGGAATTTCTCATGGCTATCGAAAAAGCAAAATCTGCAGACAGCGTGTCCGCCGGCATGGTTGCTAAAAACGGTTTTGGCGAGTCCGCCAAAGGTGGTGGCGTATATCACGTCGAGTGCCTCGACAAAGACGGCAACTTGAAGTGGGAAGCCAACATGACCAACCTCGTCGTCAACACGGGGCTGCAGGACATGAACAACAACTACTTCAAGGGCTCGACTTACACAGCCGCGTTTTACCTCGGCTTAGTGACTGGCCCTGCTTCTGCCACTGCCTATGCTGCAGCCGACACTTTGGCTTCACATGCTGGCTGGACTGAGTTCAGCAGCTACTCCGGCTCACGCAAGGCTGTGACTTTTGGTACACCAACAACCGCAGCTCCTTCGGTTATCGACAGCACCGGCTCCCCATCTTCGTTTGCCATCACTGGTACAGCGACTGTGGCTGGCGCGTTCATTTGCACAGTGGCCAGCGGCACTTCGGGCATCTTGTTCTCTGAAGCAGACTTTGATTCCCCCGGCGACCGCAACGTGGTTAGCGGTGACACACTGAACGTGTCGTACACCTTCAGCCTCGACGCAGCTTAAAGGAACACCCCAATGCTTGGGTTCGCGCCACTCGCTGCGGCCCCGTTGGGGGCAGTCGGTTCAGGCGGAACTGCATACGACGCTTCATTTGTTGATGCGGCAGTGATTGCCGATACTGCGCTTCAAGCGTTTGCGGTATTTTCCACCAGCATTACGGCAGCGGGTATAGCTTCAGAAGTGGTGCATGTAGCCGACTCCACATTCAACGCCAGTATGTCTGGGGCGGCTGCAGGTTCTGTGACAACCGCTGCAGTAGCTGCGTTCTTGTCAAGCTTTTCTGGGGCCGCTGTAGGGTCGGATTCTGTAGCTGCTATTGCTACGTTTTTGGCAAACGTGTCTGATAGCGCTGTGGGTGCCGACTCCATGTTGGTTGAGGCCTCTACATTTAACGCCATAGTTTCTGATGTGGCGGAAGGCGATGACGCAGTTCGTGCTCTGGCCGTTATGGTGGCATCTTTCACAGATTCGGCCACAATCACAGATGCGGACGTCGCAAACTTTCTTTGGAACGTCATCAATGATTCGCAATCGGTTGCATGGGGTGCGGTGAACACCAGCCAATCAGCGTCAAGCTGGGGCACAATTGACAACAATCAGTCGGTTGTTTGGACTCCGGTAAAAACACAAGCGTAAGAGGTTTTCATGGCCATTGTTTTAAAAGACAGAGTTAAAGTTGCATCAGGTGTTACCGGAACAGGTACGGCAACGTTGGGTTCAGCTGCAACAGGCTTTCAAACCTTTGCTGCGATTGGTGACGGCAACGAGACTTACTATACTATTGCGGCGCAGTCTGGTGACGAGTGGGAGGTTGGTGTTGGTACCGTCACTGACACAGCAGGCACATTTACGCTGTCGCGTGACACCGTATTCGAGTCCAGCAACGCTGGTAACTTGGTCAACTTCTCGACTGGTACCAAAGATGTGTTTGTCACATACCCCGCCGAACGAGCCATTTATGAAGAACCTGATGGCCAAACCCTGATCGACGGCGGCCCCATCACCATTTTGGGCAGCAACGTCACCGTGAACCCTACTCTGGAAGCGGAGCTGGGTAAATTCGTTGGCAACGTGGACTCGTTTGGTCAGGTGTACAACCTGAACCAGAGCGACGGCTCCTCGGCTTCTGCCGACTTCGTGGTGTACAACGACTCCACCACAGACGGGTACACGCACTTCACCGACATGGGCATCAACAGCTCGAACTACACCTCGGTTGACTACCCCTTGTTCACACCCGGCTCTGGCTACGTGTTCCATGACGGGGACAACTTCTTCCTCGGCAACCAGACGGCGGGCAAAGACGTTGTGTTGTTCGCGGGTGGTGCGGACACAGCCAATGAGGCTGTTCGGATCAAAGGAGCCGACCAGCGCGTGGAGCTGGCCAGCGACATCTCCGTTGCGGGCACCGCCACCATCACAGGCGCTGCGGAGTTCCAGTCCACCGTGCTGCTGGACGCAGACCCAACACTGGCCCTACAAGCTGCCACAAAGCAGTACGTGGACAACGCCACCTCCAACGGCTTTCACGTCCACGCCCCGGTGCTGGTGGCCACCACGGGCAACCTCACGGCAACATACAACAACGGCACATCCGGCGTTGGGGCGACGCTGACCAACTCAGGTACACAAGAACCCCTTTACGTTGACGGCGTGGCCATGTCCACGAACGATCGAGTTTTGGTTTGGCAGCAAACCACTGGAACCCAGAACGGCGTGTACGTCGTCACAACCGTCGGAAGTGGCGCAGCAAACTGGGTACTGACCCGCTCTGCGGATGCAGACACATCGTCAGAAGGCGACCCAAACTCGCTGGGTGGTGGCGATTACTTCTTTGTGAGCAGCGGAGCCACGCTGGGCTTCTTTGCGTTCATCTGCACAAACACGGACGCCATCACGTTTGGCACGACAGCCATTACGTTTACTGAGTTCAGCCAAGTGCCGAGCTATAACGTCGTCGCTCCACTAAACTTGACGGGCAACACGCTTTCGCTGACTGGTGTGGTGGCCGCAACCAATGGCGGAACTGGCACAAACACAGTCGCAACAGGCGATCTACTGTACGGCTCGGGCACCAACACATGGAGTAAACTGGCTGCGGGCGCTGGATACAAGTCTCTGGTGATGAATGCTGGCGGCACAAACGTCGAGTGGAACGCGGTTTCTTTGAACCAATCCGGCGCGGTGTCTGGCACCTTGCCGACAACAAATGGCGGTACGGGGCTCACAACCTACACGTTGGGCGACCTGCTGTATTCGTCAGCCGCCAACACAATCGCCAAGCTGGCGGGCAACACCACGACAACCAAAACCTTCTTGGTCCAGACCGGCGCGGGCGGTGGTGTCTCAGCGGCTCCGGCATGGGGAACCATTGCTGCTGCAGACGTCTCGGGACTTGCGCCCTCAGCAACCACGGACACAACCAACGCAGCAAACATCACTTCCGGAACCCTGCCTTCTGCGCGGCTTAACGGACCGTACACCGGGATTACCGCCGTTGGCAACATTATTGCTGGCACTTGGAGCGGCGACGTTATTGCTGCCGATTACGGCGGAACCGGCCTATCTTCCTACACCGTAGGCGATCTGCTGTATTCGGACACAGGCACCACGCTGGCGGGTCTTCCAGCTGTAATCTACGGCAACGTGCTGCTGTCTGACGGCACAAGTACAGCCCCAGCGTGGGGGAAGGTCGGTTTGACAACACATGTCAGCGGAACACTTGAGGTGGGTAACGGCGGTACAGGTGCAACAGACGCAGCAACAGCACGAGCAAACTTGGGCGCTGGTACGGGCAACGGCTCGGTCACTTCGGTGGCTGCGGGTTCATACCTGACTGGCGGCACGATCACAACGACCGGCACACTGGCTGTTGACGCCGACACAGCAAACACAGCCGGTAAGGTTGTGGCACGGGACGGCTCGGGCAACTTCAGTGCAGGCACGATAACCGCCAACTTGACAGGAACTGCAACTACGGCAACTACGGCCACTTACGTAAGCACAACCCAACAGATCAACACGATTACGGGCAAGCAGGCATCCATGGCCATGTCGCAAGACGGTGGGGCCACAGTCGGGAGTTTTATTTGCAAGGCAGATGGGTCCGGTGACGCAAATCTTGCGGGCATGACATTTTGGAACGCTTCGTACGCCATCAAAATGGGTATTCGCGCAGACGGCTATTTCGGTCTTGGCGGATTTTCACGCGCCGCGTGGTCGTGGTATTCCGCGCCGGATGGGAGTATGGTTGCCGCTGGTAACGTAACCGCCTATTCGGACGAGCGGCTTAAGAAGAATTGGCGCAATGTTTCGGCAGACTTTGTTGAGCGTTTGGCTGAAGTAAAAAACGGTATTTATGACAGGATCGACGAAGAAGGTCTGACTCAGATTGGTGTATCCGCGCAATCACTGCAGAAAGTCATGCCCGAGGCTGTAATTACGGGGCTTGACGATACGCTGACTGTTTCTTACGGCAACGCTGCACTCGTTTCCGCAGTCGAGTTGGCAAAGCGCGTTGTCGAACAGGATGCGCGCATTGCTAAACTGGAGGCCCTCGTGGCACAATTGACAAAAGGTAGCGCACCATGAGCACATACTCCCCAGACCTCCGAATTGAACTCATCACCACGGGCGACCAAGCCGGTACGTGGGGAACCACAACCAACACCAACCTCGGAACGCTGATCGGCGCAAGTAACGATACGACCATATCGTTGACGGCGGTTGATGGCGTTCCTATTTACGGACTACGGTAATGGCACTCCCAGCATCTGGCGCTATCAGTCTTTCTGCTGTTGCCGCACAGTTCGGAGGCGGAGCCCCGCACAGCATAAGTGAATACTACCTAGGCGGCCCGTACATCATTCCCGGCACAACGGGAACTCCATCTGGGGTGCGCACTTTAATCCCCGCGTCTGGGGCGCTGTCGCTGAATGACTTTCACGGAGCGCCGAGTTTTCCGGTACTTACGGGT